GAGATAGGTTTCTAAAATGTCAAATTATTTTAAACAAGTTCCAGATTTTGAATATGTAAGTCGTCTTCCAGATGCAAAAATATCAGATTATATTGCTGTAAAAAATTTCTTTAAGAAAGCAAAATTAAGACCTGACATATTTCAAAGTTTAGCAACCTTCCAAAAATATCAAATCAAAGGAGATGATAGACCGGATAATGTTGCTGAAGATTTTTATCAAGACTCTTCTTTAGATTGGTTAGTTTTAACATCTAATAACATAATTAATATTCAAACAGAATGGCCCATGACTCAAAGAGATTTTGATAGATTTCTTTTAGATAAGTATGGCACATATGCAAATCTAGAATCTACTCATCATCATGAAACTTTAGAAGTTAAGAACAGTAAAGGAGTAGTGATGTTGGAAAAAGGATTAGAAGTTGAATCTGATTTTACTTTCTCTTACTATGATTGGTGGTTGAAAGAACAGAAAACAATCGCAACTGCAAACCTAGTTACAGAGGTCACCAACTATCAATATGAAGAGAAGATAGAAGATGCAAAAAGAAATATATTTTTATTGAAAATAAGATATCTAAACTTGGTCACAGATGATCTCGAAGAAATTATGACATATAAAAAAGGTTCCACCCAGTATGTGGATGAAACCTTAAAGAGAGCAGATAATATAAGACT